AACAATGGTATTTCCCAATAGCCCATGATGCAGGTGGTAATATGGACCTATCGATTACATGTGCATGGTTTCAAGATATTTTAAAACTTCCTGCAACTAAAATTTTTCATAATGCTTCTTATGATGTAGGTTGGCTGCTTGTAAATGGTTTCGAGATAAGAGGTAAGATAGTTGATACTATGATTGCTGCAGCACTAATTAATGAAAACAGGTACAGCTTCAGTTTAAATGCCTGTGCTAAAGATTACTTAGGTGAAATTAAAAACGAAACATTCTTAAATGAAAAAGCGAAAGAGTGGGGTATTGATGCTAAAGCTGATCTTTGGAAACTACCCGCAGGTTATGTAGGTCATTACGCAGAGCAAGATGCAGGTTTAACTCTCAGATTATGGGACAGATTTAAAACAGAAATAAGTAAACAAAATTTATTTGATGTGTGGGAGATGGAGATGGAGCTGCTCCCAATATTAATTGAAACAAGACAAACGGGAATAAGGGTAGACGAAGAAAAAGCTGCACAGCTTAAAAAAGAGTTTAAGAAAAAAGAGTCAATGGTATTGACTGAAATAAAACAGAAGACCACTTTAGATGTAGACATATGGGCTGCAAGAAGTGTAGCTCAGATATTTGATAGGATAGGGGTTGACTATCCACGAACACCGAAAACCGGAGAACCAAGCTTTACGCAAAACTGGCTAGACCAAGGTGGTACTGTATCAGGACGTTTATCATATTCTAATCCTAACTTGCAACAGATTCCTGCAAGAAACAAAGAGTATGGAGATAAAATTAGAAGTTTGTTCCTACCTGAAGAAGGTAGACAATGGGGTAGTTTCGACTACTCACAACAAGAGCCTAGGCTAGTTGCCCACTACGCTGCATCTGTGAATGATCAATTTTCTGGTGCAACGGAGTTTATTGATGCCTATAAAAATGAAGCTGCAGACTTTCACCAAATCGTAGCAGACATGGCTCAGATAACTAGAAATCAAGCTAAAACAATTAACCTTGGATTATTTTATGGTATGGGTAAGGCTAAATTAGGTAAAGAACTTGGTATATCAAAAGATAGCGCAGAAGAATTATTAAGAAAATATGGAGAAAGAGTACCATTTGTTAAGGGATTAGCTACAGAAGTATCTAGCTCTGCCTCTAAATATGGCTTTATTCGAACAATAAAGGGTCGTAAATGCCGATTTGACATGTGGGAGCCCAATTCCTTTGGAATGAACAAAGCGATGGATTACGAGGCTGCTAAAGCCCATTACGGCAATAACATCAGAAGAGCTTTTACTTACAAAGCTTTAAATAGATTAATTCAAGGATCTGCAGCAGATCAAACAAAACAAGCTATGATTGATTGCTATAAAGCAGGTTATAAACCTTTACTTCAAATCCATGATGAATTATGTTTTTCGATAGATTCTGAAAAGGACATTGAAGGAATTAAAAACAAAATGGAGAATGCAATTGAAACACTTAGAGTACCTTCCAAAGTTGATATTGCCCTCGGAAGATCCTGGGGAGAAGCTAAAGAATAGCAATCCCTGCAGCACCTGCCGAGGACATAGAGTTAGCTACGTTGTTGAGGATCTGACGATTCTTGAGACTCATCCTTGTCCTGACTGTTGTCCGACTCCTGAGACTCTTCGCTCTCTCGCAGCTTTCTAAGTTCTTTGTAATAGTTTGGGTGTCTCCACTCAAATGACATAAGCTCTCCTTTTATTTTTTACTTACTATTATACCACGAGCAAATTTTACATTTTTTATTTTATTGAATAGTAGACGACTGCTTACTGCAGGGGTTTAATTCTGGATGCGACACTGAATGCTTTTTTTGGCGGACAGAAGGCCTACGATAAAAATGATTTTTTTTAAAGCTAGTCTAAAAATTAGCTAGCTTGATCTAATAATCCAACCTTAGCATCTTCAACGCTTTGATCGTTGATCTTTGTCTTAAGGTTTTTAATCTTAATATCGATCCACTTCATATCAGGAGTTACTCTCCCCTGTTCCAACGCTTGAGTCGCCCACTTGGACTCCAGCTGAAGTTTTTCCGATATCAATTTTTGCAGTTGCATCTCGGTCAACCTCCTCGAAGGTTAGAAAGCAGATGTTGGGATCATGGAAACCAGCACCTTCAATCTCTGTTACATCTCCTGAGTCAACCTTCTTTGAAAACGTCTCAAGAGCGGCCTTATCGTTCTTAGCCTCAAGCATCTCATTAACATATATATTTTTATAGTTTGCTTGGACGCGATATAGCTTCATAAGGTATTATATATCAATTTAGAGTGGTACTGCAACCTCTTTGCATTCGAACTTAATAGCTAATTTTTCCTTATTTATCCTGTTTTTTGGTAGTTTTTCCATAGCTTCAGCAGACAATCTATAGCCATTTAAGGCACAATGATGCCAATTTACGTACTCATAAGGAGCTATTTTGGACACCGGACACTGCATAGTTATGAAGCTGCAGACATGTAAAACGAGTATAAATTTCATAAATTCCTATATTATCCTATATGATTATTTACTTGCAAATCCCATTAAAATATTTATATATCTGTCTATGTTTTTTAAACAAATAATCAAGAAAGAGGTTATCATGAATAATGAAAAGAAGAAAGCTAATCTAAGTGCAGCTGAAAAACTTAGTGAAGCTTTGATCTTAAAGCCAGATTGGGAAGTAAGATCTAAAGAAGCTACGATGGTTCATGAATTTACTGTAAGTTTTGACGAACAAACAAAAATGTTAAAGCTGACGGTAAATGGTGAAACTTACAGAGAGCATAGCTGCAAAGATATCTTGAGTGGTAAAATAAAATTCCACGCAGGTATCAATGAAATGATCTCAAAGTTTAATTTGTGGAGGTATGATGACAAAAACTAGTCACAGTGAAGTTTTTGAAAATTGGTCGAATGAGATTAAAAAAATCTTAAATGAACTTCCAACAAATACTATTAACGGTCAACCTTTGGAATATCAGGACGATGAGTTTCAAACTTGCATGAATAAATTACAACAATGTTCATTAAGGTTTGAAGAGTTTCCTATCTATCCAATCAATGAAAAGATTGCCACTGAGTTAGTGTGGGATCAATTAAGGGGGTATAATGAAAGATCTGATATTTAGCATGATCTTCATTTTTTTATTAACAATAATTCCTGCTAAGATTTTATTATTAATCTTTGGTGGGATTGCTTATTTATTATATTAAGGAGGAAAAGATATGAATAAACAAATAGCAAATAAATATTTTGAAACTACTGATTACACTAGGTTCAAAAAAACGAGAGGTAATAGACCAATCGATCAAGCACACGTGCTGCAGCTGAAAAAATTAATTTCAGAAAAAGATTTACTTGATCCTATTCGAGTAAATAAAAGTATGGAAGTTATTGATGGACAACATACTTTAGAAGCAAGAAAGCAGCTAGATTTGAAGGTGCCATATATTATTATGGACTCTGATGATATTCTAGATGTTGCTAGATTGAACACAGGTCGAAAGAACTGGTCAATGAATGATTATTTAAATCAACATTGTGCTAGAAATAAAATGGACTACAAAATTTGTAGACAGAAGATGCAACAGTTTGGAATGAACGTTGCTGAAGTTGTGGTCCTTTTATTAAAACAATATTCACTATGGTCTAGAATAAGTAGTGATTTCAAAACTGGTAGGTTTACTATACCTGCAGGAGGTATTGAGCATTGTGATCGAATAGGAGCACAATTGATGCAGCTCAAAAAATACTTCTATGGTATGGAGTCTTCAAAGAACAAAAGATTCAAACGTTCAATGGTGATGTCATATGTGATAGCTGACAAACATCCTAAGTTTGAATTCAAACGTTTCTTACAGGCTTGCAAAAGTAAATCTGCATGGTTTTTAACTGGAACTTCAACATCTGATTATGTAGCCATAATTGAAAGGATATATAATGCAGGACTAACACCAAGTAGAAAAATTAATTTGGTTGAATTCCATAAATCAAAAGAGTATCAAGACTAAAAGAAAGGTAGAAAGATGGATATCAATAAATGGAAATCATGTGCTGTTGATATTGAAACTTATACGATTATAAGAGCAATGGGTAAGCAAGGGTTCAGGAGACCTGGCTCAATGATTGCTAAAATAGTTGATGATGAAGTTAAAAAGATAGCCAAAAAAGAAGGAAAGTCATATTCTTCAATGAAACAGAATTTACTCCTTGAGGGCAAGAAGCTACTCAGCAGTAAGTAGATCGATCGATGGTGGCGTACGGGAGACTAACGCCACCATTTTTACACTTGCAATCCTAAAAAAAATATATAAACATTATTACACGTATTCCTAAGCCTAAATGAGAAGGTGAGGCTTTCAAAACACCTTATTAATCACTGACAACGACAAGCAAATTAACTTTAAAATAAAGGATATTTTGTGGGTAAGGCTATTAAAAAAAGTAGTGAAGAAGCATTAGACGCAGCTCTAGATAAGTTAGTTATGATTTCTCCAAACAAGAAAACATACGATGAGCTGACTAGTTTAATGTTTCAGTTGTATTGTGGTAACGATTTTGGGTTAGGAAATTTTAGTTTATCTTTTCTTGATAAAATTGAGAAGAGATGGCAATCAGGCAGAAAAAAGGCAGCCGAAAGTAGAGGGCTGAAATTGGTTGTCAAAAATGTATAACCACGGTGCTACCATACATCCATATCTTTTCCCGCATTGTGGTTATGCATATGAAGTCGACTAAAGAATTTATCGCAGATACTGTTAAATTAGTTAGATCCATGGAGGGTTTAGACCGTATGGATTTTATCGAAAATATTCAGGAGCATTTAGAACACGCACTTCATATGAAATATCCTAGAAAACAAATAAAGGAATATAGTGACTTGTTCTCCAAGCTTGTTAAAAATTTTGGGCATTAAGTTGGCAAACGAACTTATAAAACCTAAAGCTGACCCAGAGCAGCGTCTGTTTCAGGCAATTATTGTGCAAGCATTGGAAGATTCATTGTCCGGTAGTGTGTTTAAAAAAGAAACTTATTGGAAACATGATGCTCATAAATGGTTTTTAGGTAATACACAGGATTTTCAGGAGGTCTGCTGGTCTGCTGATTTAGATCCAGATTTTATTAGACAAGAATATATAAAACTTATTAAAAATAAAAAAATAATTTTTAATACGTTGCAGCAGTCATGGATTAATTATCGAGAACTTTATAGGTTATATAGGGCAGCAAATTCTAAGGAAGAAAGGAAAAGGATTAGAGAACTCATTCAGATTGAGAACAATAAGAGGTTAGCTTAGTCATGGTGGGTGTTTAATTTTTACTCCTGGGGGTTGATCAAGAAATTGAGAGCTAAAAAATATCCCCCAGAAGTAATTCAAAGGTTTAAAAATATGAAAAAAGATTTTCACATCAAAATATTACCATAATCTAAGTGGTGTAGCAAATAAAAGCTAATTTAGAATTATTCTAAAAGACATTGAAATATTACGAAATATTACGGGACACCGGACAAGGGACAAAAATCTATTATATAGATTATCTAGACCTCTAATAAAGAAAAAGTACCCCAGGGGGTAATAATGGTGTATCTGGTGTATCCGAAGAAGAATAATGTAATAATAACAACACTTTAGGACGATTTAGTACTGTATCTATGGTGTATCTATGGTGTATCTATGGATACACCACTATACCATGTCTTGCGGGAACGCTATCGAAACTTTTTAGGGTAGTTACTTTTTGATGAAATAATCTATATAATAGAAAATTATGATTAAGAAGATTATGTTTATGACTGCTAAAGCAGGTTTTAGAAAATTAAGAAAAGAGCACAAGTCTCAATTGAGAAGAGCTGCTAGAGAATTTAAAGAAAGAAAAGTAGTTATACCTGTTGAGCCATACGATTTAAAAAAGAAAGCATTTAAAAGATCATTTAGAAAAACAAAATTTATGGATAAGGCTGCATACCTTGCAGCACCAAAAACTAAAAAATTACCAAGAGGTGGTAAACCAACAATAGTTGGTAAAGCGTTTGCATCTGATAAACGTGGAAAAGGTCTCCAGGTGCCAATGATTACGAAAAGACAAAGAAAAGCCATTCAAAGATCTATATCTGACTCAGTAAGAACTTTCTTGCGTGAGAAGGGTGTTAAAGGTTATAAGTCTGGAAGTATGAAAACAATTAAAGTTGTTAAAAGTAAATTAGAAAAAGCATCTAAAGCTCATGCTGGTCAAGCTAAAGCATTGGGTAAAGTTTTGGAAAAGAAAAAATTATTAGTTGGTGGTTTGTTAACTAAAGGAATTAAAGCTGCTGCTAAAAAATATTTTAAGAGAGGAAATAAAACTCAAGAGATTGTAAAACAATTTGGTGGTACAAGAGCTCATGCTAAAGCTGATGTTAAATCTGGAATAAAAGATAACATTGCAATTAAACTAAAAGATAAAAGTTTAAGTGTTGCAGAAAGACGAGCTGTAATCAGAGATTTAAATAAATTAAGATAATGGGACTTAAGAAAAAAGAACTAAGGACTGAGGCAGACCTGACTCCAAAGCAAAAAATGTTTGTGGAGATTTTGGTGCAAGATCATGGTTCAATTACACAAGCTGAAGCTCTTAAAAGAGCTGGTTATGATTGTAAAGATATTAACACAGCTAGATCTACAGCATCACAATTGTTAAATAGAAAATTAAATCCACACATAGCAAAATATTTTGATAAGAGATTTGATACCGAATTAAAAAAATACGAAAGTGACAATCTAAGACGTTACAAAAGATTTGAAAGAATTTCTGATAAGGCAGAAAAGGATAAACAATATGCTGCTGCCATAAATGCAGAATTTAGATCTGGTCAATTAGCAGGAGCTTATGTTGATCGGAAAGAAGTTAGAGTAACTGGATTGGAGGGTATGTCACGTGAGCAGCTTGAAGAAAAACTACAAGAGCTTTCAGACAAGATCGATGGGTACAACGCAAAGACAATTGAAGTTGAGTCCAAAGATGTTGCAGAAATTAAAGAAAGCTAGTTGGTCGGAGTGGCTTACAGTATTCAACCAAGTCCACAATTCAACAATATTCACATCGGTTGGAACTGTAAACATAGAGGTCATTAATGAGGAAGAAAATAGCAATACCAAGAAAAGTAAAAGTTGAGATAGATAAATACCCAATGGTTTCTGTTGAGTGGTATGATATTGTCTCGAATAGCTCATGGTCATCATTTGATGAATTAAAAAAATCAAAATTAGCTACCTGCATCACCAAAGGTCATCTGTTTAGTCAATCAAAAGGCGTTACAAGATTGTTTGGAGATTATTCATTTGCAGATAATGGTATTGACATTGAAAGTATTGGGAATACAACAATCATACCTAATTCAGTCATTAAAGATATTAAAAAACTTAGTTGAAAAATGTCTAATAAAAACAAAGAAAGTTTGTTATGGCAAAAGGTTAAAAAGAACTTTAGCCAATGCTTTTTAACTCGCATAGAATCTAGCACAATTAATGGTATTCCTGACATTCATGGTGTATCAGGCGGTAAAGTATTTTGGATTGAACTCAAATCTGATGAAGCTAATTATCCTAAATTAAACAAGTGGCAAATAGTATGGATAAACCGTTACATCAAAGCTGGTGGTGTTGTATTTATCTTGGAAGAGACCCCCTCGAAGAGGTCTCTTAAACTGTACAGACCGGTGTCCAGTTTCACTGATCCTCGTTTACTGAAACCTCGTTTCTCGTTCTCGTCCACTGGTCAATGGCCACTGGTCCAGCAGCGTCTACTCTTGGAGCTGGGATCTCCTTCCTGAGCAGCAGGAAGCTCGTTCTCGTTTCCTGGCCTCGTGTTCTTTTTACCTCTTTGTTGTTTACACGGGGCCTGGTGACGAGATCTCCGGCAGCAGGTGCTCGTTTCTCGTTCTCGTTTGAAAGAGAAACCTCGTTCTCGTTTACAGGACACTGGGTGAGCCTTCGCAGCTCATAGCTGGTGCAGCGTCAGCGTCCCCTGAAAAGTTCCCTTGACAGCGATCCCATGATATCGTATCGTTCATTGCAACAAAGGAGAAAGATATGACTAAGAAATACTACGGAGTACAAGTACATTCACTTACCTTTCAAAAGGTAGATGCAAATGGCGAAAGCATTGATGGTAAGGTATATGAATACACAGGCGACCATTCCTCGTTTTGTGAGGGAATCGATGAAGATGATTTAGAGGAGGTATCAGATGACAGAGTTCAATGAAGCCATAGGTCTCGTTCAAACACAGAACAAAGCTCGTTCTTATAACAAGAAAGTGACAGAGCTCCAGCAGCAGGTGACTGACCTTCAGGAGCTGTGCACTGACGCAGTAGCAAAACTACCTGAAGAAGACAAATGGTACTTTGAAGCCAGGTTAGAAAAATTAAAAGAAAAAAGGTCTTGACATTTATCCCATCAGATCTTATGTAAGGTCTGCGCACTTCAGGAGTCTTGGACCATGATGGTTAATACGGATTTGATCACCGCTCTGACCTGAAACAAATAAAAACTGAAGTGACGCCCAACAAAGGAGAATCTATATGAACAAAGAAGAAGCCAACAACATTGTGTTCACGTGCCCCGAACACAGCAAAGACATGTACTTCAGAGTAAAAGAACTTGAGAAGAAACCTGAAGCTAAGGATTACGTCTACGTACGATTCAAGGATGATGATCAGTTCGAGTCGATGTGGGTGAAGATCCTGCAGGGGACGCAGCAGCAAGGCTACGGAGAACTAAGCAACATACCTGTCAAACTAGTAGATAGAAAACTAGGTGACACAATCAGTTACAAAACAGACAAGGAGGGAGTAACATGGGAAAAGTAAAACTAAAAGATCTCGTTAAACAAGTGAATGCAGAGAATGCGCCACCCGATGGGTGGCATCCAGAGGACCAGCTGCAGGAGAAACCGAAGTGGCGTTACCGAAAAAACAAGGACGGATTCATGGGAAGTGAAAACCGCATCATGGAAGCTCCTAAAAAAAGGAGAAAGAAAAAGAAAAGTCTAATAGAGCAAATGAATGATTACTATGGCTGCGAATACATTATAGACGGGTCAAAGCTCGAGAAGGAAGACAAACCTGAAGCCGGTAAAGTATACGCTCTTACTGGTGGCCCCGGTTCCCGTTGCATCGCAAATGGTGATACCTGGAAAGAGAGTGAGGTTGCTCAGGATCCGGCAGCTGATGCTGGGAAGAGCTCGTGACCTTCGCTGTCGTTTACTTAGTGTTTCTCTTCATGTGGCCAACCTTCACCTTGGTTGGCACTGGGATCCTGCTGCTCTCGCTCGCTGGACTAGTATGATGCCTTTCTCGTCTCGTTTAGTTCAGGAGCTGGTGCACGCAGCCAGGAGAACTTAGTTGCAGGACGCTGGGAACTCGGTGAAGCTCGTTCTCGTTTGGTAAAGGGAATGTTAGTAATGTGATAACTTTAGTGGCTGGGGGGGCGTCAGCTTCAGGAAAAGTTCTGGATCGCAGGATAATGTAAATGGGTTTGGCAGTTTAGAATTATTCTAAAAGATAATGGTTGCGTTGTTCGGTGGGATTTGATAAGAGAGGCGATAAACTTAACAAAGGAGAAGATATGGGTTTAGATCAACACGCACACTTACGAGGTCATAAAGTAAATTGGGAGAAATATTACTCTGACACCGAATCAAGTATATATGAAAAAAAACAAGTTTTCGTTTGGAGAAAACACGCAAGACTTCAGCAGTTCATGGCTCAACAATGGGACAAGCAGAACGAACACCACGAACACGAGGGACACTTATCACATCTTGGTTTTAATAGTGATTGTGATGCACCTGTGTATATTACGAAAGAGGTCGCAGAGGATTTGGCAGATGCTATTGCAACAGGGTACAAAGATTACGTTGCCGAAGATGGTTTCTTTTGGGGTCAGCAGTTTCAAGAGGAAAGTGTAAAGGATTATAAGGAACAAGACATAAAGTTCTTGAAGTTCTGTGAACAAGCTATCAACGACAAGAAAGTCGTAGAATATTGGTGTAGTTGGTAATGAAAAAAAAACTTGTTAAAATAATTAACTTAAACGAAGAGGCGACAGATGTCGCCTCGCCTCGTTCTCGTAAGAGCAAGAAACACATATTAAATCCACATAAAGCTGGGACTGACGCCCAGCGTCAGTTCGTGGATATGATTACAAAAATGTTTAATACTAAAAATATGAAAATTGAGGTAGAGCCGAATGTTGATACCATTAATAATATCATTAATAAAAAAGATAAAAAAAAATTAAATTAACTATTGCAATGGGAGTTGATAAGATATAGAAGATAGAGGTCAAAACAACAAAAAGGAGTAATATGACACAAGCAGTAAAAAAGCTAAAGCAAGACGAAAAAAAAGTAGTTCTAGCTTATGCTCAATTAAAGCTAAAGTCTAACAGACTTTCTAAAGAGTTAGACACAATGAAACAAAATATAGTTAATGTTTTTGAGAGAACAAACCAAAACTTAATTATTGTTCAAGATGAGAATGGTAATTCTTTTGGTATTCAAAAGATTAATAGAAAGCGTAAGTCTTTTGATAAGGATAAGTTCAAAGTCAATCACATTGATTTATGGAATGAACACCAGAAAGAAATACATTATAGCGAGTATAAAGCTATTGGAAGTGATGCAGATGCCCAATAATTTAATTAATATTGCTAATGTATTGAGTGAACGATTGAATAATAATCAACCGACTAACCTTGCTGACATGGTTATTGATAATGGTCAAAAGAAACAATTAAATTATGAGATCATGTTTCAATTACTAATGGGCGAGTGTGAAAAACACATTTTAGAAAATGCAGGTAATGCAGTAGTTGATGAGTTCAAGAATAATGTATTGCAAAAGTTTTCTGGACTTGTGCAGATACTACACAACAACGACTAATTAATTATTACCAATGGCGTCTTAACTGACGCCATTGGTGTATCTATTACAAGGCTCTTTAAATCCAACAACACCGATTACAAAATCTCACACGCTGTGCCACGCACAAAGCCCTAGCTTTGCTGTGCAAAGAGGTTTACAAAGCAATATACATAAATATACTAGGGTCCCAAACGGTATGAATTTAGAAACACTAAACGAAGAAGAATTAAAAGATCTTATTCTCAAAAAGCAATTAGAGTGGATCAAGTTATGCCAGGATAATTTTTTAATTTTTGCAGAGACTGTTTGGCAAGATTTTATTTATAGAAAAACGAAGGACCCAAAGAAGAAGGGGCACCATCAAATTATTGCTGAAGCATTTCATGAAATAGCTGATGGTGATGCAAAGAGGCTCATTATCAATATGCCTCCTAGACATACTAAATCTGAATTTGCATCTTATTTATTCCCTGCTTGGTATATTGGAAAGTATCCAAAGAAAAAAATAATGCAGGTATCACACAACG